AGGTGGAGTTATGTCCATTTGGTCACAGAGTATTAAAGCAAAACAAGACGAGCAAAAAATGTTATTAGCTAGAGCTGATAATCAAATGAAACATATTGATAAAGCTAGAACATATGAGAACAAAGGTTTTCAATTTACTAGAAGAATTATAGCTTTAACTGCTGTGTTTTTTATTATTGCTTGGCCTAAATTAGCACCTGTATTTTTTGATACAAGTGTGTATTTAACTTGGACAGAATTTTCTAGAGGGTTCTTATTCTTAGTAGAACAAAAAGAAATCACAATGGATAAAGAGTTCTTTGGTGTAGTAATTACACCTCTGGATACCCACCTAATGTCAGCTATTATAGGGTTATATTTTGGTGGTAGCTTAGTTAAAAAATAATTATAAATGGTAGAAATAAATAGTACACCTTTAACTAGTAACCCAGTATTTAAATTGGGATTTGATAAAGATAAAATATATACACAAAAAAATCAATTATCAGATAAAGAAAACTATAATTTTTCGGGGGTGTACTTTAATCCCAAAAGCACTTTAAAAGAAATACAAAACAGGGCAGATAACAGCACTCAACCCTCTATAAAAAATATGTATAATGAGATTGCCACTGCTGTAAAAAACAACGAAATACCAGAAAAAGATTTTGTGTTTATTCCTCATGACATGAGGCTAGGAGATAGAGTAAAATTTGGAGTACCTACTAATGAAGGGGAATTGGGCAAGTTATCTGGTGCTGTGTCCGTAAGAGATATATTTGATAAAGAGCATGAAGACACAACTTTAATGCATGAGTTTATGCATAGAGCTTTAGCTACAAATCCTGCTCTTTTAAATTGGAAAGAAAAAAATAATATCGACGATTACAAAGAAGAATTGATAATGGCAAAAATGACTATGGCATATCATCCTAATTTAGAAGAGATAACTTGGGCAAAAACTAAGTCTATATATAAAGTAGATTTAAGAGATAAAAATAATTCAAACATAGTGGATAAGTGGATAAATCAAATAGAAGAAATAGCAACTAAAGAGCTAAATAAAAAAAATATGAATACAAATTTAGGACAACAATTAAATAAGCAGACCAAAGAAATACTAGGAGAAACTGTAGTATTAGGAAAAGGATTTGAAGACACTGATGCAGACTCAAAAGCCTACGCTTTAGGTAAACGGACAGGTAATCAAGATGATGATAGTTTCTTTGATAGGGTAAAAGATTTTTTTAGTCCTAAACCAAAGGAAGAAGAACCTTTAGAAGTAATACAAGTTCCAGAATTAAAAGTTACTCCTGCTATACCAGTCAAAGAAGATGAACAAATAGATGTTCCCACTGGGAGTATAAATGTAGTGAGAAAAGAAAAACCAGATGAAATTAAGTTTATGTATGACGCAGACTTAATTGCTAAAATGATTGTCACTGAAGCAGGAGATAAGGATTTAAACGAAGAGGAGATGTTAGCTATGGCAAGTGTTGTAGTTAACAGAGCAAATAAAAAAACAGGGTTTAGTATTGGAAAAGGAGAAACTAGAATAGAAAAATTAATTAGAAGTGGAGACTTCTTAGGTGTTACAGAATTTGAAGATAGATTTAATAACCCTAGAAAAACACACGAAGAGAAATATGTAAAAGCCCTTAAGATAGCTAGGGATTTATTAACAGGTAAATTAAAAGATAATACTGGGGGTGCTTTGTATTTTAACCAAGACTCAAAGTCTGGCGGTAAAAAATACGGAGAACATTATTTCTATGTAGACCCATACGAATCTAGATAGACCTTAATAATTTTTTCATCTCACTACCAATATAATCTAGTTCAGTAACAGTATTTCTAATCATAGCCGCTATTGTGTGGGTGTGAGGAAAGTCTGGGTTGACCCTGTTAACCTCAGACACAAAAGTATCTGGGCTAACATAATCATAATCAAAACTAATAGTTCCATCTTTATTTAACTTCACCTCGAGGTTAATTAGAGTGGAACTATTTTTTTTTGGAAGGGTCGTCATTTTTCTTAACAAAGTCTGGATTGATTTTATCATCCAAAGTTTTTAGATTTTTAGATAACATTTCTATTAAACCAAACACTTCTTTATAAGGTCTGGTAAATAGATAGTTTATAAGTTTCTCAACTTGTTCTCTATTTATTATGAAGTTCATCGTGTATATCTCCTGCTATTGCCATGTATGCGGCCCCATCTATAAAGGTATCCTCTGATACTTTACCTTGCTTTGTTCGAGCAACTTTAAGTAAGGCCATCATTACAGCTACATCTCTAGCTGTAAACTCTATGTCTTTGTAGGCAGACCACAACTTTGCAATGTTATCATGGTTCTTTAATTTATTACCATACTCTTTTTCTCTGCTATCTCCTACATAACTAACTGCTTTCTTTAAAATATCTACGCTTTTCATTAAGCTATATTCTCCTTATTAAATAATTCTTTTAATGGTATTAGGATACATTTAGATGCGTTTCTATCTCCTAACATTCTTGATTTATCCTTATATTTTTTAGTTAATTTTTTTATTCTGTCAATAGGAAATACTAATTTACAATAATCTTTTTTACCAATGGCTAGTACATGTATCCAGTAGTCACATTTAGTAACGCTAATCCCACTGGGTTTACCATTACAGGCTACTTCAATAGCTATGTTACCTGTCTTTGCCCACCAGTCTCGTTCTGTTTTAACTTCAATCTTTTTATTATAAAACATATTGTGAACTTGTTTCTCACGCATCTGTCCATACTTTAAATCAAGGTCAAACTTGTTATTAGTATTTAGTTTAGGGTTGGTTTTTTGAATTTTTTTAGCCATTCTTCTATGTCCACTATGTTGTTATTTTCATCTATGTCAGCATCATAAAGGTTTGCTTCCATCTGCGACCTAACTTTTAACCCTACTTCAAACACCATGTCTGGTTGATGTAATGCTAATTCACAAAGACCTAATGCTATAGTCTTTACTGCAGTCTTCTCTGCGGTATCATCTTCGTAACCTTTATCTATCCCACAAGCAAATGTGCTAGGGGATTGAGGAGATATAACTATAGTTATACCTTCCCCAAAATTATATTTATCTTTGCCATTGGCCTTATCATCCGACATTGTTATCCTCTCTAGGTTGATTAACTTCCGTATACCAAAACCATCTCGGATTACGGGCCTTTGATTGTTGCTGTGGTAGGAACTGTATTTTATCCCCCCAACAAGGTTTCTTGTAAGAACAGAAAGAACAAATAGTTCCAAGTTTTCTGTTACCAGTTTTTACTTGTCTAAATGTTTCCTCCTCATCAGTAAAGCATCTCTTAAACTCTTTACCATTAAGTATATGTTCAGCATTACGTTTAGCTAAACCTATTGCTTGGTCTTTATATTTACTATCATCAGTGGGAGGAGCAGTAAGCTGTATCTCTCCTGTTGATTTATTAATTACAATCCATCCACCAAAAGGTTTACCAAGAGACTCTGCGTATAGATACCCCTGGGATAAGTATCCAAACACATCTTCTTCTGCAACTTTAGTAAATCCTCCACCATCTTTTCCAAATTTTTTATCATAAGAAAAAGGACTAGCTGATTTAATATCATAAACTTTACCATCTATTTCTACATCAGTGCTACCAGACATTTCTAACTCGTCATGTATTTTATACTTTACTTTCTTTTGGTAGCTTTCTATATTTACATTAGATGCTTTCATCATAGCATACGTTATTACTTCTATGATGTCCCCAAACATATTTCTTAGTTTAGAATTATAAGGTTGCTCTTCAATGTCAGCACCCTTATTTTCTTTTTCCATTTGCAGTTGGCATATGGGCCTACCAATGTTAGACATTCTAATTCTAAATTTTTTCTCTCTCTCCTGTGTAAATTGTTTTTTAAATGCTTCTTTACACAACTCTCCAAACTCATCAATAATCTCTGATGATACAGACACAGGCTCTTTGCAAGCCTGTGCCAAAAAGTTCTGTAGTGTTTCAACTACATTGGACATGTTATGCTGATACCTTTTCTAAGATTTTTGCGTCTGCAATATCTTGGGTATTAGTTTTACTTTTGATAGCCTCGTTGTAACTATCCATTACACTAGCATTTTCTTTTTCCATAACAGCTTTGAATATATCCATAGTCTGATTATCCTTTGCAGAAAAATCAATCTGTGCATTTTCAATAGATGTCTTAGCTACATAGAAAACATTAGAGCCTGTCTTTTTTCTTTCAGTATCTAAAGATATATTATGTCTAAACATAATCTTATTTTGTCTACCAAGACTCTCAATGGCTAGCCCAATAGGGTTGTAATTTAATCCAGAGACACGATAAAGAACAGGATAATCCTCAAGAGTTACATCATCTTTAGAGGCTGTCTTACCTTTCATAGTTAATAAACCATAGACTAGGCGATATGCTCTAACCTTTTTTTGTTCTACTAATTTATCTGGTGTAAGATTGTCCCATTCTTTTCTGTTAACTCTACCACATTTTTCTGTGCCTTGTATATCATACTGGTGGGCATCCCAATCAGTAAAGATTATAGAGCGATTAGAATATGCTTGAGCCTCTTCATCATACTTCATCCATTGAAACGCATTGATAAAAGGCCTTATCTTAACTGGCTTTCCAAACACGCTTTGTTCACTTACAGTATCGTAAGTTCTAAATACTCCCACTGGGAGTTGGTTTCCCTCATCATCTGTAGCTTCTCTATTAATAGATAGCTTTGGAAGAAGGGGAAGGTTAGTGCCTTTTGACTGACCAATGGCCGCCATAATATCAGCATTAGACATGTTGTCTATGTTTGATAATTCATTCATAAAATACCTCCTTTAAGGTAACATTAAAAATTTAAGATTAGATTATTAAAAGAACTTGTCAATCAATTTCTTCTAAGTTAAGCCAATCTATTCCCATCTTTACGTCTACATCAAGAGGCACATTAAAATCTATATCGTATCTAGACTTTAGTTCCTGCTTAACATCAAGACATCCTTGTTTTAGTATTTTACTTAGAACTTCTACTTCAGTCGGGTACACATCGACTACTATCGAGTCGTGAACAGTGTTTATTAATAGGCTTTTACACCCATGTTCTTTCATCAGTTTGTGTATGTTAATACACGCAAGAGGTACAACATCTGCTGTTGCAAATCCTTGCACTGGATAATTCTTTACTTGTGTTGGGTAGTTAGATGCTCCCCAAGACATTCTTCTTATGTATGGAAAACAGTATTGTCTCCCAGTGGGAAGAGTAACCATCTTTGTTTTTATTGCTTTGTTCTCTAATTCAGTATGCCATTTAGATATATCTTTATACTTATTTAAAAATGCTTTGTAATATTTTCTTTCATTCTCTGTGCCAGACTTACCACCATACAAAGGTTTAAATGTATGTGGCTTTGCCTCTTGCCTGGAACAACCAATAATATTTGCAGTGTATTGATGAACGTCTACACCATTAACAATATCTTCTATACCTTGCCTGTCTTGAGCTAAGAATACTGCGGCTCTAAATTCTAATTGTGCATAATCTATTTCCATAATCTTACCACCATCAAACCTAGACCTAATTACTTGTCGTATAGGAAATGTCTTTGCTCTTGGTTGGTTTTGAAAGTTAGGATTTCTACTAGACAATCTTCCAGTAGCTGTAATACATTGCATAAAAGCAGGGTGTAAAAAATTACCAAGCAGTGCATCTTTTATTCCTCTAACAAATGTACTTAGCCATACTTCTAATGCACCATACCTTGTAACTAATTCAACAAACTCTCTAATTAAACCGGAGTTATATGATGCAATCTTTTTTAAAGTTTCTTTATCTGTTTTAAATCCACCATCAGAAACATCGTTAGCAAACTTAGTTGGTATTTGAAATCCTGCTATTTGTTCTCTCTCTATGTACTTCACACCTTCTCCATTACAAGGAGAACACTTAGACATATTTTTATAAGGGTTACCATCAACTTTAAATTTTTGTATGTAACCTACACCTTGGCAAGTCTCACACTGCATTGCAGAAGTTTTATACACTGGCTCTGTCCATTTATTTACAATACCTTGGAAGTCTCTATCAGAGTGTCTTGTTCTTTTCTTTTGCCTTCCTGTGTTTTTATCAATGCCAATGTTAAATGTTTCAGTCCAGATTTTTTTATCTACAACTTTTTTACTATAGACCATCCATGATAATTGTTCTGGACTTGATAAATTAATTGGAGTATCTCCCATAACTCGTTGAATTATAGTTTTTATTTTGTTGTGTACTTGATGATACTCTGCAGTAAATTCTTTTTCTACCTTATCAAGTAAATCAGTTTCAATATAAATACCATTGCGTTCCATCTCTATTAAGACCAAAAGAAATTGATTCATCATGGTAATACTTTTTTGTAGGTGTGTTGCCTCTCGTAAGTTATGTTGTTGAGAATCATATAACTCTCTTGTTATCTCTACATCTTTTCTTCCATACTCTTCTAAAATATCTATAGGAATGTAACTATAATCTTTGCCACCTTCAATGTATTTATCAATCGTATCTCCAAGTTTCTTTCCTAAGTGTCTTCGCTTACAACACTCTGATAATTTTAATGATTGTTTTGTACCTCGTAGTAAAACATACTCAGTAATCATTGTATCATAAACAGCACCACTGTATTTAAATCCTGCTTCTAACATCCACATCAAATCAAATTTTATATTATGTCCAACAAGTAAAGTAGTATTGTCTAGTAAGTCTTGCACCTCTTTAAAATTTTTAGAAGTGTCTCCGTTAAATTCTGTGTGATAAAAAAAATAATACTTATCGTTTATTCCCACTGAGATTAGTTTATTTTCTGGAACAAAGGGAGAAGGATTAAAGTTAGTATCGTAAGTTGTTTCTATATCTACTGTTGTTATCATCCGCATTTCTCCTCATCATTAACTTTACTACAATAAAACTCTCTTGCCTTATCCTGTTTCTTTTTTTTCTTTTCTAATATTTTCTTTTTCTTTTCTGGGTTAGGCCCTTCATCTAGTATTGTGTCTACAGCTTTCACTGTTTCTTTTGCTACTATCAAAGCACAGTTGTTA